ATTTACTTATTTTATTTACTTATTTTATTTACTTATTTTATTTACTTATTTTATTTACTTAACTTTTATTTTTTATTTTATTTTTTATTATTTTACTTTTATTTTATTTACTTAGTTTTTGTTTTTTATTTATTTATATTATTTTTATATATAAAACTTGCATATATATATTATAATAAATATATTCGTTCGTTCTATAATTGGGTTTGGTTAGTATTTTATGTATAACATAAATCTTGTTGTTAATAGTTATTTAAATGGCCTAATTTCAAACGCAAATAGGCCAATTTTAGCGTTTTATATCTTGTTGGTATGTTTGTATGGTTTTCAATGAAACAATCGTTAAAATTGATTTTAAAGCGTTTTTAGAAAATATATGATTAAAATCAATAATTGTTGATATGTTGATAACTTCTGTGGATATGTTGATATGTTGATAACTTTTGGCGGCGACTTATATAACGCTATACCCCTTTTCTCTCTCTCTCTTAACAATCTCTCTTACTCTTAACCTCTACTATATATACTAAATACAAACACTTCTCTAAAAAATAAAACAATAACACTAAATACTAAACACTAATATATAATAATATAATAAAATAATAAAATAATATAATATAAATATAAAAAATATGCTATAATATATAATATATGCAAGAATTGCTATATGCATATAATTTATCAAAAACATACGATAATAAATTTCAGTATTTGTTTGTAAAGCATTCGTATTTAATTATTCTTGATGTGGTTTATGGTGGTAAGTGGATAAGGGCTTGTGTTGTCAATAGGTCGGAAGGTAAAGTTATTGATTACAAGTGGTATATATATCCGAAGTTAAGCAATAAATTATATTTTTCTGTCTTATATATACTTGCGGACTTAATAATGAATAAAACGAATAGCAAGTCTGTAATTGAATTCTGGTTTAGGAATTTTAAATTCTCTTTGAAAGAATTTATATATACTGCTCCGAAGTTAATTAGGACAAGATATAATTTCTTCAGATACATTAGAAGAATATATGAATACAAGCGAAATAATATGAAGAATGTTTTTAGCTTAGCAGACACATCGTCTAATAGATTTGAGATAAGACAGGGCTGGAATCATTTTTCTAAAAATTTTAGTTTTACTATTTCAAAAAAACTTGACTTTAAATTTAAAAAATTGTATAATAGTAATATGTCAAACGAAGAAAAAACTCTTTTGTTAAATAGAGAATTTTTTGATGATTTTTTTAAACTAAGTTTATCTAAGCTTGATGGTGAACCAGATGTTGTTAAAAAGAAAAAAGATTTTTTAAAACATTATTCTGCTTTGCTTAGCGTAAAAGCTGTTTTATGTGCTTTAAAAATATCTTTTGAGGAATTTTCAGCTTGGTTGTTGGATGAAAATTTTAAAAAAATATATAATTGGCTAAAAGACAACAAACACGAGTTTATAGAATTTGTAATATTAGCTAAATCTGGGTTATTCGGTAGCAAATTAAAAAAAATATATGATAACTATGATGGCGATCTGTTACTTAAGATGTTAAAAATATATGTAATGTATGAAAATTCTATTAGACATTCAGGAGAAGCTGAGGGAGAAAATAGAAAGTCAGGTGAAATATTGGGAAAACAAGACAGATACACCGATATTTCAGTTGAAGAAAAATAATAAAAATCTATATACTCCATATCCTCAGCAATTATATTTACATTATGCTAACAAATTTGCTGATGAAATATTATATGGAGGTGCGGCTGGTGGCGGTAAAACATATTCTATGTTATATGACGCATATATAAAGTGCGTAAAATACCCAGGAATAAATGTAGCAATATTTAGAAGAACATTTCCAGAACTTGAAAGAACATTCATAGCTAAATCTAAGATGTATTTTGATAGTTCTATGGGATTTTACAATGAAAAAACAAAAACTTGGACAATATATACAAAATCAATACCTTCAAAAATTCAGTTTTGTCATTGTAAGTCTGAGAAAGATGTATTTTCATATCAATCAGCTGAATTTGATGTAATATATATAGACGAATTAACTCATTGGACTGAATTTCAATACTCATATATAATAACAAGATTAAGAAGTTCAAGAACGAATGAAATGGAGATGCAGCCACATATAATATGTGCTACAAATCCTGGTGGTGTTGGTCACGGTTGGGTTAAAAAAAGGTGGAGATTACATAACAGAGATATGTATTATAAAGTATTTGATCCAGAAGAAGATGATAATTCTAATGGATATTTTGATTTTAAAATACCAAATTTAACAAGATTATTCATACCAGCCAAAGTAACAGATAATTATTATATAATACAAAAAGATCCAAAATATATATCAAGATTGTTAACATCTCAATTTTCAAAGCAATTGTTAGAAGGAGATTGGTCTACATTCGCTGGGCAAGCTTTCCCAGAATTTTCAAACAAACATATAATTCAGCCATTTGAAATTCCAAGCCATTGGAAAAGATATGTTTCAATAGACTATGGGTATTCAAAACCATTTTGTGCTTTGTGGCATGCTCAAGATCCAGTTAGTCGAAAAGTATATACATACAGAGAAGTATATAAAACAAAATTAAATGATGCAGAACAGGCGAGACTAATACTTGAATTATCTGAAAAAGAAAAAATAGATACTTTTATATCTGATCCATCTGTTTTTTCACCAAGAGGAACTGGTTCAAGTATAGCACAGGTTTGGAATAGTGTTGGTATGACTGTTGTAGGTGGGAATAACCAAAGAATAGCTGGTTGGCAAAGAGTTCACGACTGGTTAATTCTTGATTCAAAAGAAGAACCAGTTTGGTATATATTTGATAAAAAATGTCCAAATCTAATAAGAACTCTTCCTGAAATGGTATATTCTATGTCTAATCCAGAAGATATAGATACAGATGCCGAAGATCACGCAGTAGATGCTTTGAGATATTTTTTTATGCATATAGATTACCCATTTTTTAAGAAATCAGAGATGATTAGAGATACAAATATATATTCAAGACTTGATCCAGTGTCAAAAGCAGAATGGGATTATGTCAGAGAAAAAATATTTTTAAGAAATGAAAATGAAAAATCAATAGCAAATGAGTTAAGAGGAATGGATGTATAAATCATTTAAAAATTACGGCGTAAAATCTATAAAAGGAATAACACCAAATACACCATATATTAAACCAAAATACAAAACTATTAAACCTATTCAGCCAAAACAGCCAAATTTGAAAATAAAAGGTATTAAGCCAATTAAACCTGCTAAACCTATTGACATCGGGAACTTTGTCAAGACTGGATTATATGACAACAACATACAACAGGTATTTAAAGAAAATTACAGAAGTTTTTCTGAATATATGAAAAAACAAAATAGCAATGTTTTTAAAAAAGAGAAAAAAATTACTGAACAGATTAAAAAAACTATTCCACTAAATTATTACTCTACAACAATTGAAATTAAAAAACAAATAGAAGAAATTAAAGAACCTATTGATATGCCAAGCAAATATAATGAATTTTATGAAAAATGGAAAGAATATATTGAAGGAACAAAATCAATTAAAGATTATATAAGAAGTTATAATGTAGCAATACCAAATAGTGTGTTAAATTATTTAGATATATATTCTGATGATAAAATAATAAATATTCCTTTTGGACATATTCTTATATATGTTTCTACTATTGGAACATTTTTGTTTCCTAATGCTTGCTATACAATAAGAAGAGGGGAAACAATACCAAATGAACAAATGTTAAAAAAATTAGAATTTGAAAATTTGCTATATAGTATAGTTATTGCTAATTTTACCAAAAAGATAAATGAATTCAGTGAAAATGCTAACAACAATATATATCAAAAGAATTTTGTTTTCACAGAGCTTAGAGATGTTCTCGATAGCATAGCGAGATTTAACAATGAAGATATATCAAAATTAATTAGTAGTATAAACAATATAAGTTCTAAAATGGCAATTAATATATTAGGTGGCTCAGTAATTCAAAAAATATTAACAAAAATTACTCCATTATCTACAATAATTAGTTTAGCAACACTTGTGTTAAGTTTTATAAAAGAAAATAAATTAAAAAACGCTCTTTATTCAAGTTATAGAGTAACAGATTCATATGGTAAAATATTATCTTGGGAAGAAATTGATAAAAAACAAAGAGAAAATTTAATAGTTATAATGGGCGATAAAAAAACTGCTATGGAAACTCACGAAGCAATAAAAAATTATTTTATTTATTTGCAATATTATAGATTAACTGAACTTGCTAAAAAAATTGATGAATATTGGAAAAATTGGGAAAATGGGAAAAATATTTTTGAACTTTAATGTTCTTGACAAATATTTAAAAGATGAGCAAAAGAAAGATTTTAAAACAGAAAAAATTAGAACAAATATATATAATAAATATATGGACAATAGATTCAAGTATTTAATTGATTTAGATGATTGAGTATTGACAAACAAATATTTTTTTTGTATAATTTAATTATGTTGTTTAAAAATGAATATATAGAATATTTAAAAAAAGAAATAGAATGGCTTAAATCGCAAGTTGAGCGTGAAAAGAAAAGGGCTGATCTGGCCGTAGATGCTTTACTTACAAACAAAGCTAATTCTCAACCAATAATGCCAGAAAAATATGATTTTGAAAAAATTGTCATTAATACTGAAGGAACTAAAGAATTTGAAAAGTTGAAAAATGAAATAGAAATGGTTGGGAAAGAAATTGAAGGTAAAAAAGAATTAAAAGAAGAAACATATTAAGGAGAAAATATGGCAAAAGAAAATAAAAACAAAATGTCAGAAGTAAATGTGGAAAAAGCATTTGATATGTGGACAGGTAAAAGTCCTAAAACAGAAATGACAGCAGAAGCTAATCCTGCTGAAGCCGTAGATGGCGCAAATGAAGCGGCTGAACAATACGAAGACATAGAACCTGTTTCTGTGTCTATTCCTTCTTTGCCGTTTGAGGTAAAGGAAGGAGATGAGTTAGATTTGAATGCTGTTGTTAAAAGTGTTGGAAATAATGGAATAGAGATAGAGATAAATAAAGCATTCTCAAAAGTATAGGGGGGAAATATGTTTAAAATGTTATTGTTAATTATATCTTTTTGTATATCTTTACATTCTGAAGATATAACGAAAAATATAAGTAGTCTGTCAAACTATTCTTATGGTGGTGAAATAGTAAATGAGAATGTTTCATATGACAGTGAAAAACTAATTGATATGAAAGAATTTAAAATCTCAAATGTATCAATGCAGTTAAATTACTCTACTATAACTAATTCATCTCAAAATTTTTATAGTGGAACTATATCAAGTGGTTCTGTGGTAGTTGTATCAACTATTGGATTAAATGGTGAATATGTAACGATAAAAGATAGAAAATTTGTATTTATCGTCAATGTTCCAACGGGAACACAAAATTCTACATTTCATGCTGTTCCGATAGATACTACTTCTGCAGAGGGAACAGCATCAAATCTAATGTATGAAATTAATCTTGATAATACGTTATCTTCATTAATAATCGCTTCATCTGATACAAATACTGTTTTACTTGAAAAGAAAACTGCTGATGGATTGGCTTATTCAATAGTTGTTTCATCTCCACCTCTATTAGAAAAAGAGAATATCCCGAGTGGAATAAAAACTAATGTTGATTTAGAAAATAATATAATTAGCATAAATAATCACGGTTTTTATAATGCACAAGACTTATTATATTCTGGAAGTGATATTGAGGGTTTAACAGACCAAACTACTTATTATGCGATAGTTGTTGACGACAACAAAATAAAACTTGCCTCTTCAAAGATTAATGCTATAAATGGAACTGCTATTGATATAACAGATTATCCTAAATCATATGACAATGTAACTTATACATTAACTCCACTTGATTTTAATGGTAATGGAGTAATTGAATTTTATTATTCAAATAATGGGAGTGATTATTTCTTGTATGGAAGTTCAATCACTATTACTTCCACTACGCCATCAACATCTTCTATAGTTGATTTTGGAGATTTTAAATATAGGTATTTGAAAATAAAACTCACATCTCCTACTTCTGGTTTATTTAACTTTATTGATTATTTATACATAAAGGAATAATAAATGGATAACATAGAGGTTAAATCAACCGAACAAACAAACAATGATGCTATTCTGACATATTTCAAAAAGAAAAAGACAGAAAGCGGGCAATTGAGATACAACTTTGAAAAAAATTGGTATAGAAATATATTATTTTACATTGGGAAACAGTGGATAAAATATGATAATTCAAAAAGATTATGGACAAATGTTGATTTGCCTTCTTGGTTTCCTACGCCTGTAACAAACAAATTCGCTTCCACTATGGATACGGTGATGTCTGTTTTAAATAAAGTAACTCCTAATATAGTAGCTTCTCCAGTAGATGATAATATAGATAATGTTAATTCGGCTGAAATAGCAAGAATAATATTGGATATAATAACAGAAGAATCTGGTTTTGAAAAAGAAAAACAATTATTGCATACTTGGTTAACATTATGTGGTGACACATATATTTATACATATTATGATAATGATATAAAAAATGGGGTTATTGAAATAGATGAGTATAAATGTAATAATTGTGGTTATATTGATGATTATAGTAAATTTATAGACAATATTTGCCCTAATTGCGGTTCTAATTTAATAGAAAAAACTGGAAATAAAAAAACATATCCAAAAGGTAAAATAAAATGTAGAGTTTTGAGCCCTTTTGAAGTATTTGTAGATATGAATATAAAAAAATTTGAGGATATGGAATATGTTTTAATAGCAAAAACATTAACAGAGGACCAAATAAAAAACAGATGGGAAAATGTTGAGTTAAAAAATACTGATAATACTGAACTTGGCATGCAATTTTTTAATTCTTTGGCTTATATAACAAATGTTGCGGATCTGGCCTCACAAGGGATAGGTCAGTTTTATTCTGGGCAACAGAGATTAAATACAGTATGGGAATTGTTTATAAAACCAAACAAAGATTTCCCAAATGGATGGCACGGTTTTATATGCAATAATAAAATATTGGAGGGTGGTGATTTAGAGTATATAGATGCAAATGGTGTTAGATTTATCCCTATAGTTCATTTTTCTTTTATTGATGTTCCAAAAAGATTTTATTCTAAAACAATAGCTGATGATTTAGTATATAAACAAATACAAAGAAATAAACTTGAAAGTTTTATACAATTAGCCGCTCATAGAACAAGTAATCCTGTGTGGCTTGTTCCTAATACTGCTGGTGTTCAAAAAATAACTGGTGAACCTGGTGAGATAGTTAGATTTAATGATAGTAATACAGCACACGGAGTTCCAACAAGGCTTCCAGGTGTTGAATTAACTCAGTCTGTGTTTAGATGGCTTGAAATAATAGATAAAGATTTTGAAGAGTTGGCTTCTACTTTTGATATTATAAAAGGGAATGTCCCGCCAAATGTCCCTACACTTGGTGGGCTTGAATTGCTTGAAGATAGAGGGTTGTCCAGATTTGGGAGAATGATTAAAAATATAGAGAATTCTTTAATTAAAATGTCGTATCAATGGCTTTGGATATGGAAACAATTTGCTACGGAAGATAGAATTGTTAGCGTAAAAGATAGTAATAATAAATGGAAGTTTAAATCATTTAATAATTCTGATCTTAATGGAAATGTTGATTTAAGAATAGAACCAGGCTCTTCAAATCCTCGAAGTGAGGGATATAAACAATATGTTACAGGGCAATTATTGGGATATGGGTTAATTGATGTTGGTGACCCAATAGTAAGACATAAAATACTAAGATTATTTCACGCATCTGATATAGATGATACTTTAAATATAGATATAGAATATGCTGAAAGAGAAAATAACGGTTTATTGGAAGGTAATATCCCAATATTAAAACCAGAAATAGATAATCACGAAATACATATAGCAGTTCATTTAAAGTTTTGTAAATTAGAACAATATAATAAGGTTCCAGACAATATTAAAGAAATGTTTGAAATACACATAAAAGAACACAAAAATATGATGACAAAACAGATGATGAACGCAAATATTGCTCAGCAAGGTTTAGAAACAAATAAAACTTCTAATGTTAATAAAGCAGGTGTTGATAGCTTGTTATCTGCTAAAGGTGGGCAACAAATTGGCATAGAGACATCTCAAATAGAAAATCAAGGAGGTCTATAATGTCAGATGAGATAAAACAGGGCGTTATGGATAGTTCGGTGACGCCGACCGAACAAACAACTGTTGAGAATAATGAGGATAAAACCTCTTCGTCTTCATATTCTCAGCCTACGCAAGGCAGTGGCGTTAATACTGCAGTTGGCAAAACATATACTGAAGAAGAGGTAAATCAAATACTTCATGCGAGGACAAAAGAATACTCCGAAAAACTGAAAAAATATGAAAGTTTAGTAGGAGATAACAAACAGACAGACGAAGCTCTTTCTGAATTATCGCAAGAGGATATTGCTTTTATGAATTATTTTAAAAGCAAGATACTTCCAAAAATCCAGAGTGAACTTTTGCCAAAAGAACAAATTGAGTTTTTATCTGGATTAATGGAAAGAGAAAGAGCAAGCACTAATATGTTTCTCAAAGAAGGTGAATCTATCATAAAAGATTTGTCTGCAAAAAATGGATTAGGAGAAGATAAAATTGATATGATTAAAGATATAATTGCCAGTGTTATACTAAATAATCCTGATTTGCAGTCAAGATTTGTTATGAAAGATAAAACCGTATTTGAAGAAGCATATAAAAGGTTTTATGGGATGTTTTCCAAAACCATAGAAGAAAATACAAAACAAAAAGTAAAAAACATAATTGACACTAAAACAAATGTGGCTAATGTTAAACAGCCCATAAAAGAAGGAATTGGTGCTCCTATAACAGAAAAAAAACCTCTTAGCGATAGTGAACTTATAGATAGAGCTTTCAATATGTTAAATAAAAAATAGGAGGTAAGTTATGTCTCAGAATTTATCTAATTTTGATGCGGTATTGAAGGAGTTTTATGTCCAGAAAATACCTGAGTTGGTAAATCAAAAAATAAGTCTTAAGGAACATTTTGCTTCAAAAGATGGGTCTTCTCTTTCTGCTGATGGTAGAAGAGTAATATACCCATTGCATATCGGAAGAAATGTTGGAACTGGTGCTGCTGGTGAAAACGGAACTCTACCTACTGCTGGTAACCAACAGTATGTTGATATAATAATTCCGTTTAAATATAATTATGGCAGAATAGAGCTTACTGCTCAGGCTATTAAACAGTCCCAGACTTCTAAAGGTGCTTTTGAAAAAGCTGTTGATGCTGAAATAAAAAGAGCTGCTAAGGATGTAGGAAGAGAAATAAACAGACAGCTTTGGCTTAGCGGAAAAGGTGTTCTTGGTGCAGTAAATGGGGCTGTTACTAATAGCACTACTGTCCCAGTAAAAAATCCTGGTCTTGTTGTTGGGACTGTAAATACTACAAGATATATGATGCCTGGACAAATTATAGCTTTTACTGACGGTTCTACTATAACTGCAGTAAGAACTATAGTATCAAAAACCGCTACTCAAATAATTGTTGATAGCAATGTTACTCTTTCTGATGGGCTTATGATAGTAAAAGCGAACTCAACAAGCGTTTCTACTTTTAATTCTACTTCGTATGAAAACGAAGTAATGGGTATGCTTGGGCATATAGATGATGGCGATTATGTTTCCACATATTTTGGAATAAGCAGAAGCACTTATCCTGCTATGAAAGCATTTGATTTAACGCTTTCTGGAAACCTCGCTCTTCCTGATTTGCAGAAAGCATATGATGCGGCTGATCAGAGAGGTAATGGAACGATAAAAACTATGTGGGGTCATCATAGTGTAAGAAGAACATATTTGGACCTCTTACAGACTTTCAGAAGATATAATGATGCTAAAGCTATGTCTCCTGATGGTGGCTTTAAAGGTGCTTCTTTAGAATCTGAAATAACCTATGCTGAAAAACCGTTTAAGGTTGATAGAGATGCCCCGTATGGTATGATATTTGGTGTTGATGATAGCCAAATGTTCCATTATTATGTAACCCAGCCTGAATGGGCGGAAGATGATGGAAGAATACTATTAAGGGTTCAGGATAAAGATGCTTACGAGGCGAGATTCAGAATATTTGATAACTATGTGTGTGATGCTCCGAATACTTGTTTCGTAATAAGAAATGTAAATGGAACTCCTGAAGAAATACTCGAATACTAATTATTAGAGTGTTGGGGGGCGGGAAGCCCCTGTCCCCCAGCCTAATTTGGAGGTATTATGGATGTTAAAAAAATAAAAATTGAAGAAGCAAATACTCAATCTATGAAATGTTTAAAAGATTTTTCAATTATGTTTGATGGTAGAATGTATGAGTTTAAGAAAGATGATATATTTAATTTTTCTATTGACTTCAAAAATCATTTAATATATAATAATTTATATAAAAACTTTTCGTTTGTTGAGCTTTCAAAACCTAAGGAGGAAGATAATGGAAAAAAAGCCTCAGAAATGGTTTCAAAAAGCGTTAAAAAGTCTTGATAAGGACCTCCGTGTTAGATGGTCATTTGAACACAAAAAATTCATAATAGAAAGAAAGTGTCCAAAAGAAGGTCTTTATCTGCCAGTTAAATATGTTGAGGAAAATGGCAAATTAGTTGAAAAAATAATGCCAGAAAAGAGTGATAGATATATACAATATCACGACGGATATGCTGGGATAATGTATGTAGATAAATTAAACGAAAGTGTGCTTAATAAATTAAAGGCAATAGATATGTGGGAAAATGGCGGAGATCTAAATAAACTTGTTGAGATGGAAGAAAAAAAAAGAGAAGAAAAAAGGGAAGCAAAAATAAGTGATGAAATAAGAGCTATGTCAAGAGAAATATGGGATTATTGGAATGTTAGAGGTGTATTTAATAAGGGTGGTATTATATGAACCTTTACGAATTACGCCAAAATGTAAGAACAAATATAGGTGAAATTCAGGCTGGTTATTGGAGCGATGCAGAAATAAATAATAATATAAATAAGGCAATAGATGATTTGAATGAAGCAATACAAACTGTTAGCAAAAAAAAGTCATTATCTAATTTTTCAATAACAACCGATGGTAGTTCAAATGAGTATGAACTGCCATCGGATTTTAAAACTATAGTAACAATAAAAGAACAAAATAATTCAATAAACTTTATATATTATCCAATGAGTTATAAAAAATTCCAAGAAACAATGGATTTGGGCTTGACTAATTCTTCTTTTTCTACCTGTTATTATGATATATATTCAAAAAATATAAACAATATTTTTAGTAATTATATAAAGTTTTCACCTATTCCAAGTGCTAACAAAATAATAAATATTGAGTATTTATCTGGAATACCTAATTTATATTCAGATGATAATGAATTGGGTATTTATAACTCATATAAAGGTTATATAATAGATAAAGCTACTTATTATACTCTATTAAAAGGACCGAGCGGTAACTATCAGGAATTTAATCAAAACTCTGAAATAAAATTAAACAGAATATTGTCTTCAATAAAAGAAAATGAGTTTGGTTCAGAATTTGTAGAGGGTTATTTAGAGGATTAAATAATGGCTATAGAAAATGAGCAATATGTTAAAAATTCACTAAATAAATACTTATACACAACTCCGATATATAGTGATTTTAAGGGTGGGCTAAATAAATTAAATAATCAAAGCGAAATAAACATAAATGAATTATATACTGCTAACAATATAATATTAAATAAAGATATGGGATTGTATGGAAGGGGTGGCGTGTCAAAACTTATAGAAACACAAATTCCAGAACATATTAATTCTACTGTAAATGGGTTATTTCACGCAAGGTTTTCAAAAGGTGATAAACTAATAGCTTGTATAAATTATTTTATATATGTTTGGCATAATAACAATTGGGTATTATTAACATCTAATTTGACAAGGCAGTCTTGTAGCAATTATTGTTTCGCTTTTTTAAATGATAATTTAATAATAACTGATGGTGTTAATAAGCCTGTCAGAATTCAATATGATGGCTCTAATTTTACTGTTTCAGAATTAAACGATGCTCCAATAACGAAATTCGTTGTTGCATATCAGTCGAGATTATTTTTTGCTGGCGACAATACAAATAAATTATATTTTTCAAGCGTAACAGATTTAACATCTTATCCATTAGAAAATACAATAAGTATTGGCGGGAGTATAGATAATTCATATATAACATCGATTACGTCAGTTCTTGGATATCTCGTAATATTCAAAAAGAATTCAACATATTATTTATCTGGGAGTTCAAATGATACTTTTACTATAACTCAATTAAGTAATAGTATAGGGTGCTTATATGATAATTGTTCCTGTGAAGCCGAAAATAATGTATATTTTTTGGGACAAAATGGAATTTATAGAATAACCTCTGGAATGTCAATAGAATTTTTAAGTCAAAAAATATATACTATGTTTCAAAATGTAACACAAAGTTTTTTACCTAAAATAATTCATAACCCATATATGAGGCAAATTTGGTGTATTGTTGGTTATGGTTCTGGAACAGATTATTTAGTTTTTGTTTATGATTTGGTCGTAAATGCTTTTTCTACTTATACATTTTATAAAGATGAAAATGTAAATATTTTCCCTTTAATAATTGCTAAATATTATAATTCTGATGGAAACATAAAAATAATTGGTTGTAATGATAAGGATAGGTATGTAAGAATATATGATAGTGAGTATTATGGTGTAAGAGATGATGGTTACGATAGTTATGCTGAAATAGAAACAAAATTATTAAATCTTGGTGATCCGTTAAAATATAAAAGTATAGTATATTATACAGCGTTTGGCTCTTCGAATGAAAATAACACAAATTACGCTTCTAATTCTGTTATAAACAGATTTGACGCATCTAATAATACTAACACTCAATTATCGTATTATTTATTGAACACTGTTAGGTCTCACACATCAGAATATAGTTCCAATAAAATATATGTTGTAGGTGGGTTTGATGGGAAAAATTTGAACAAATTACAGATAATTGATTTAACAAATTCAAATGTTTATTATGGTGCTGATATACCAATAGGAATATCTGGTCATTGCAGTGTTTTATGGAATAATAAAATATATGTTTTTGGTGGTTTTACTACAAATGATATAGCAACTAATAATGTATATGTTTATGATATATTAAGCAATAGCTGGACGAAATTAGATAATTCAAAAAATATGCCAACATCGAGAGGTTTTGCCACAGCAACTTTGTATAATAATAAGGTTTATATAATCGGTGGCTATGACAACTCATATGCTATAAATAAAATAGAAGTTTTTGATTTAATAAATGAAACTTGGGAAACTAAAAATAATTTACCAAATGCAAGAACAAATCATTCTGCTATTTTATTTAATAATAACATATATTTATTTGGTGGTTATCCATCAGTTAATTATAAAAATGTTACTATATATGATATACAAAACGATTCTTTTACAGATCTTGGGAATATAATGCCTCAAGAATTATTTGATATGTGTGGAATAAATTTTAATAATTATGGTTATTTATTTAATGGTTATAATCCAATAACTGCGAAAGGGGTTACTAATATATATAAATTTGATACTAATGATAATTCTTTTACAAATGTTTGTAATACAATATATGAAAATTATAGACTATCTTTATGTAAAGACTCTCAATATATATATAATATTGGTGGGATTTCCCTATATGACGCTAAAATATATTTTAAATATACGAACGACTTTTCTACAGTTATCACAAAAAATCAAAATCTTGTTCTAAATAGCAAACAGCCAATATTAAATGAAGTTAGCAATTATTTATATAAATTTATTAGTATTGGGATAAAGATAAAAACAGGTTATTCAAATGTAAATGTTAGAGGGTTATTGTTAGACTATTTTATGTGGTCAAGAAGGGAATAATGACTGTAGATGAATTATTTAATATATTTTTAAATCATCAACATTTTGGGACCTACCCAGATGCTAAAGTATTAAAAATATTAAATAAAACAACAATAATATCAGATGATACGAATAATTTCATAATTTTAATATCTCCAAATGGAACAAAATATAGATTAGGAGTAGATGATGATGGATCTCTTAAAACTACTAAAATATAGTTTTATTTTAATCAGCGTGTCTTTAAATGCTCAAACAAAAAGAGCAATTATGGAAGGAACTCCTGCTTCTAACAATACTATAATGATTTCAACTACAAATACAAGAGTTGGAATAGCAACAAGTTCTCCAAGTTATACCTTACACGTAGTAGGTAATATAAATATTGATGGTAATTATTTAAGATATGGAGTTCCGATTGCTACTGGTCCTTCTTCTTATGGTGATAATTTAGGTAATCACATAGCAACGATGACAATAACAGCAAATTATGGGATAAATGCAAGCAGTATAAATATAACAGGGACAGGT